AATCTGTACATTATCTTCAATGGTATTGAAAAACTTTATTGAGAAAAGTGAGTTTAATTTTGACTTACTTTACAGTGAAGTTAGAAAAGTTGTTAGAGCTCTTAACAAAGTTATTGACATCAACAGTTACTCAACTGAAAAAGGTAGAAAAGGTGGATTGGACCAAAGAGCGATTGCGATTGGTACTCAAGGATTGGCTGACGTATTCTATTTGATGGATTACATCTTCACATCTGAAGAAGCTAAGAAATTGAATAAAATGATTTTTGAAACAATTTATTTTGCGGCGATTACTGAAAGTATGGAGTTGTGTAAGTCAGGTGAATACAAACCTTACGCTCATTTTGAAGGTTCACCGATGTCAAAAGGTATTTTCCAATTTGATATGTGGGGATTAGATTATGAAGGATTAGGTGGTTTATGGGATTGGGATAGTCTTAAGTTAGAAGTATCTAACCATGGGGTATGTAACTCATTATTCACTGCTCAGATGCCTGTGGCGTCTTCAGCTAAGATTACAGGTTCATATGAGATGACAGAACCAGCACATTCGGCAATCTTTAACCGAAGAGTAGTTGGTGGTGAAATCATGATTGTAAACAAATACTTAATTAACGACTTTGAAAAGATTGGAATTTGGAGTGAAGATTTGAAAAATGAAATCATCTTAAATGAAGGTTCAGTTCAAAACATCAATTTCAATAATCATCTTGATACTGAGGATAAAAACTATACTAAGAAAGTTAAACGTATTGAACACTTGATTAGTAAGTACAAAACAATTTGGGAAATTTCACAGAGAGAATTGATTAACATGGCGGCGGATAGAGCACCATTTATCGACCAATCACAATCAATGAACATCTACATGGCTAACCCAACATTGTCTAAGATTACCTCATCACATTTCCACTCATGGGAAAAAGGATTGAAGACTTTATGTTATTATGTTAGAACTAAAGCAATTTCAACAGGAGCTAAACACTTGGCAGTTGATGTTTCAAAAATATCACAACCTAAAGTTAAAGTTGAAACACCAAAAGTTGAAATACATGAATTAACACAAAAACCTGAAGATAGTCCTTTTGAATGTTTTGGATGTAGTTCCTAATTTGAAAATCCCGACACAATCGGGATTTTTCATTTTTAATCTATTTAAAGAAAAATAGATAGCATTATATTTATTGTTATGGCAAATGGAATTACTTATGGTATAAATTTTCCCTTTAGGGATTCTAGACGAGGTGACTACTTAGAACTTACCGAATTAGAGTCTCAGGAAATTAAGGCCGATTTAATACACCTATTATTAACAAGAAAAGGTTCAAGATATTTTTTACCTCAATTTGGTACAAGATTATATGAATTTCTTTTTGAACCATTTGATGGATTAACCTTTAACGCTATTGAATCTGACATCAGAGATGCGATTGAAACGTTCATGCCAAACTTGTTAGTTAATAGTTTAAGTATAACACCAGCGGATGTTCAAGAAGAAGTTGATATCGCAACAGGACAAAACTTAGCGGGAACAAGCGAATCATCAGTTTATAGATTTCCTGGTAAAGGAACATCTGAATATACTGCAAAAATAAGATTAGATTACTCAACAAATGGGTCAACATACGGACAGAGTGATTTTGTGATTATCAATATTTAATATAAATGGCAAATAATAGAATATCGTACGCTACCAGAGATTATCAGTCAATTAGAACTGAACTCTTAAATTACACAAGAACATATTATCCTGACTTAATTCAGGATTTTAATGACGCATCGGTATTCTCAGTATTTATCGATTTGAATGCGGCAATTGCTGACAACTTACATTATAACATTGACCGAAGTGTTCAAGAGACAGTATTACAATATGCACAACAAAGGTCTTCCATTTACAACATAGCCCGAACTTATGGTTTAAAATTGCCAGGTCAAAGACCATCAGTTGCATTAGTTGATTTTTCAGTTACAGTTCCTGCGTTTGGTGATAAAGAAGATGAAAGATATCTTGGTACCTTACTAAGAGGTTCACAAGTTGTTGGTGCTGGTGTGGTATTTGAAAATGTTTATGATATTGATTTCGCATCACCATACAACGCTCAAGGTTTCCCGAATAGATTGAAGATACCTAACTTTAATTCAAATGGGATACTTGTTAATTATACGATTACAAAAAGAGAAATTGTTGTTAATGGTATTACTAAAGTTTTTAAAAGAGTTATCAGTGCAAATGATGTTAAACCATTCTTTGAGTTATTCTTACCTGAAAAGAATGTTTTGGGAATTACAAGTGTGTTATTAAAGAACGGTACTCAGTATACCAACATACCAACCACTGCAGAATTTTTAGGTGCGGAGAATAGATGGTACGAAGTGGATGCTTTAGCTGAGGACAGAGTGTTTATTGAAGACCCTACCAAAGTTTCAGACCAACCTGGTATTAAAGTAGGTAGATACATCCAAACTCAAAATAGATTTATTACCGAATATACTCCTGAAGGATTTAAGAAAATGACTTTTGGTGGAGGTACCAATACGGCTCAAGACCAATTGAATCAATTTACAACTTTAGGTACGACATTAGAATTACAAAAATATTCAAACAACTTCTCATTAGGTTCAACACTAACACCTAATTCAACATTGTTCATTCAGTACAGAGTTGGTGGTGGTTTGGCAACAAACTTGGGAACTAACGTAATCAATCAGATTGGTACGGTATCTTTCTTTGTTAATGGTCCTTCAGAAACTACAAACTCAGCAGTAATCAACTCATTAAGATGTGTTAACGTAACTGCGGCTGTAGGTGGTGCGGGTATCCCATCGTTAGAAGAAATTAGAAATTATGTATCGTTTAACTTTGCGGCTCAAAAGAGAGCGGTAACAGTACAAGATTACGAATCAATTATTAGAAACATGCCAGCTCAGTTTGGAGCACCTGCAAAGGTATCAATCACTGAAAATGACAATAAGATTTTAATTCAAATATTATCTTATGATACGTCAGGTAAATTAACCAATATTGTTTCAAATACTTTGAGACAAAACATTGCAAATTACCTATCAAACTACCGAATGATGAATGACTACATTTCGATATTCAGTGCTGAGGTTATTGACTTGAGTGTTGATGTTTCGATTGTTTTGGACTCAGCACAAAATTCAGGACAAGTTATTTCAAGTGTTATTGATAAAGTATCTGCATATTTTAACCCACAAACAAGACAATTAGGTCAGAACGTATATCTATCGGAAATTAGAAGTATTATCCAAAATACGAATGGAGTATTAACGGTTGCTGGTTTAGATGTGTTTAATGAAGTTGGAGGACAATATTCGTCAGCTGAAACATCTATGGAATACTCAGACCCTGCACTTAAAACGATTGCACCTGTTGACGACACTATTTTTGCTCAACCATCACAAGTTTATCAGATTAGATATCCTGGTAAAGACATTAGAGTTTCGGTTAAGAACTTCCAATCAATTACTTTCTCTTAACAAGTTTATTTATTTTTTCTTTAGATTATTATTTAATTGTGTGGGTTCACTTTAAAAATCCCGCATAAACTATTTATTAATTAAAGAAATTAATGGGTCAATCATATAGAATAAGGACTGAATTAGGTATAACCAAAACCATCAATGTACAATTAGACCAAGAGTTTGAACAATTAGAGATTTTATCTTTAAAACTACAACAAGAGGATGTCTATACAAGAAGTTGTGCTGACTATGGAGTTCTTGTTGGTAGAATAACGGCTAACAACGGATTCGGTTTACCTAACGCCAGAGTATCGATATTCATCCCAATTACAAATATCGATGAGTCCAACCCAATCATTTCAAGTATATACCCATACAAATCTCCAACAGATAAAAACGAGGATGGGTATAGATACAACTTACTACCTTACGAAAAATCATATTCGGCTCACGCAGCCACAGGAACATTACCATCAAGATTAGATGCGTTGACAGGTTCTACTGCGGTAGAAATATTTGATAAGTATTATAAGTTTACTGCCAAAACAAATGACAGTGGTGACTACATGATTATGGGTGTTCCACTCGGTTATCAAACTGTTGTTATGGATGTTGACTTATCTGATATTGGTGAGTTTTCATTAACACCACAAGATTTGATTAGAATGGGATTAGCAACGGAATCTCAAGTTGCTGGAAATAGATTTAGAATTTCAAACGATATTAATTCATTACCACAAATAATTAATTTAGTTAAGAATTTAGAAATATCTCCATTATGGGGAGACCCTGGTGTTTGTGATATTGCAATCAACCGACTTGATTTTGATTTGAGGGATGATGCCAATGTTGACATACAACCAACATCTGTCTTTATGGGGTCAATATATTCTTCACCTGACAATATGAGAGTTAGACGAAGTGCTAAACCAAAAGACGATATGGGTAATCTTTGTGGATTACAAACTGGACCTGGACAAATATTAACTATTAGACAGACAATCCAACAAGGTGTTGACGGTAATCCAATATTAGAACAATATGAATTAGAACAAGCGGGTAATGTGATTGATGGGGATGGAACTTGGTTAACCGAATTACCAATGAATTTAGATTATTATATAACTAATGAATTTGGTGAAAGAGTGGTATCAAATGACCCTACAATTGGAATACCAACAAAGGCGAAATATAGATTTAAAATTAAATGGCAACAACCAAATTCATTAACAGAACAAACAAGAAGACCATATTTTTTAGTTCCAAACGTTAGGGAATATGGTTGGACAAATACAACGTCTGACCCAAATTATTCTGCAACACCATCAACACAACAAAAATTAGCTGGTTCATATTATTTTGGTTTAGATTGGTCAGGTTATACAAATGTTGATGCGGCAGTATCTTGTGAGGATACTTTCTATGAGTTCCAATATAATCGTGTTTATACAGTATCAGGATTAATTGACGAATTTAAAAACGGTGGTCGAGGTAGGTTTATTGGGATTAAAGAAATAGATAGTAGTGATTGTGAAAATACTATTAATAAATTTCCCGTGAATGAAGGATTTAGAAATTTTGATATTATTTATTTTCTATTCTCAATATTATTTACCGTCATCCAAGTTATAGGTGTACCATTATTATTTTTGTACCACGTGGTGGCGGCAATTTTAAATGAATTTGCAAATCCATTAATAACTGGATTAAAATCGTTTATTATTGTAAATCTTATAATAATTGCGGCTCAAGTTGCTGCCTCTATAGCTATGGGGATTCCCACTTTAGGAACCGCACTTTTATTGGCGGCTACTTATGCTGGTCAATTGATAAAATGGGGGATATTTTTAGGTGTTGTTATTGCAATTCAAAAATTCTTAAAAGATATTAAACTTGGACCATTTAAATTGCCTATGATTACTTATCCTGATTGCCAAGCTTGTGATTGTGGTGATACTTATGTACCTCCAAGTATTAGTTCTGAAGAGCCAACTCCAGTTTCGGGATTACTTACCCAAGTTTCAAATTCGGCGTTATATGTGAATAGCCTATCGACACAATTTAATGCTAATCTTACAACTACAATTTCTGAGGCAATGTCTACTTTTAGTGGTGAACAAGATGACCCTAGAGTCTTTAAATGTGCTAAAAGTGCAACTTTTGCGGGATTTGATTATTCAATACAAAAACAAACATTACCTATTGGTGAAAGAATTAATATTTTTAATACTAGAAATAAATATTTTGAGGGGGTCAATAAAATAAAAGTAACCTTTGCGTCTGATGTTAACTTAACGTATCATTATGATAACACTCTCACTGTTTTATCAACAACTAATCTTTCACCAGGAACTCTACTTACTTTTATAAATCCAAATACAAGTAGTGACAAAAACTTTTTATGGTCAGGAAATACTGGTGGTAATGTAATAAAAGGTATCAATGGTACGTTAAATACCGACCAATTTAATATTAATGTTAATTATGCTGACCCAAATAATACTAATAACGAATTAACTACAATTTATACTATACCGCAAAACACATCAGTGAGTTGTGTTAATAGTGTAACTGTTGATGTCACAAATTTAGGTACAATAACTTATGGGGATTGTAACGGAAATACTAATACGTACAATGCAACGACATTAGGGGTTCAAACAATATTGGATGATAATTGTATTTCAATTTTGACTTTAAACGGAACTGCAACGTTTAGTTTGACTAATAGTGGTGATACATGTCAAAGGTATATATATCCTTCAGATATTGAATATTATCAAGTTTTAACCGCAATAACAATTAGTACTACAACAATTAACGGGGTTACGGTACCTGTAGTACCAAATTCTGCAAGTTCAGGTGGATTCTATGAAGGAGTCTTAAGACAAAATAGTATCATAGAAAACTATGAGCTTCAAATTATAGGTTACCCATCAGGTGCAAGAACTTTAGAAAGTACGGTTAGTTTGAACCCTACCGATTATATGGAAGGGTTTACAGACCAAGTAATATTAGTTTTACAACGAGGTGTTGACCCTTACTCTCCATTGTTAACTAACAAATATTCTATTGGAACTTTGTTTGGTACGAATGAAAATGATGTTAATTGGACATTTACCGCATCAACAAGGATTAATGTACCCATACAAAAAATACCAAATGGTTCACCAACATCGATACAACAACATAATAATCAGGATAATATATATTTCCAATCATATTTTTACACACCAGGAATTATTGGTTCAACTACACCTGGTTTACAATATTCATCGTATACCACAAGTAACGTTGGTTATTATGGGGCGTTAGATGGAATTTCAACAAATAGGGCGGTGATAGTACCAGGGGCATCGTACCCATCTACAAACTATATTAATAAAAGTCCTTTATATGGTACATCTAAAGGTGCGTCAACTAAGACTACAAACATATATTATGATAGTGCTGTTTCAGTTAATCTTTATGATACTGCTGAAGATTTATCAGGAGGGGCTATATCGTGGGGTAATCCGTTAACCGTATACCCCGCAAATACAACCACATTACCATATACCCAAGTTAGTTATAGTGCTTTTGGTACAATTTATTTTAGTCCTATTTTATACCCATCTTTAACAGGTACTAGTCAACTTAGTATTACAAATTATTCTAAAAATATTATGAGAACTGACAGGTTACCTTCTTCTGATTATATTGATAGTGATAATTTAAGAGGTAGTGTGAGTTTATTACAACAAAATTTAGGGTTTGCTGCGTACACAATTGAGATAACTGCAACTGACTCATTAGTGATTAATGGTTTTAGCACTGGAGCGTCAGTTGCTATTGCAGATATTGGAGGTCAACTTGCTAGTACGAATGTAATTCAATCATTAAATACTTGTGAAAATATGGTTGGACTTAATTGTTATACTGGTAATAGTGTTAATTTTGGGGTTGCTGCTGGATGTTCTAGTGTTGATTCTGTCCAAAACGGTTGTTATGTCTTTGTTGTTAATCCATGGGATGATTTGAAAAAAGATTTAATATCGTTTAACGAATGGGGTTATAGGTTTAGATTTTTTTATGGTTTATGTAGAGGAGTTCTTGCACAATCATTTACTAATAATTGGGTTAACGGTTCTTTATTTATGTTTCCAATACAAGTAGATACCTATTATGATGACAAAAATAAACCACTACCACCACAATTTGCAAAAGAATTGGTATATTTTGACAAAGAAACTAATAATTTTTATTATAGGAGTTCACCATATTTGAGTGGGTCAACTTCATCAAGATTTATTGGTCGTCCAACAAGCGGATTAGTCGACCCTGTGAATTCAAGAAATTTATTATTTCCGACTACAATTATTAACTTAGGTGTTAAAAGTGATGTTTACAAAGAAATTATATATGATGCATCCGCTAATGGATATATCATGAATAGTTTAAATCCATCAAGTTATTCTGACACTTCAGATTTAGTTAACCTTTTTGTTATTAGTAGAATCACAGATGAGGGTTGGCTCCAACAATTAATCCCTGCAGGTGATAATGGAATAAATCAATTGTTTTCAAGACCTGATAGTAGAATTGATGGTGATTTGGCTCAAAGTATGTCAATAAATTCAGAGTATGGGGTAATACCTTTTTCACCTGAATTTTACCCTGTTTATGGAAATAGTAATGACCCTGTTGTAATTTTAGGTTCATTAGATAATCCGACTATGGGTGTGTTCTTTTCATCAACTACGGTTGATTTACAAAATAAAGATTACTTAACTCCAGGGGTAATTAATTTTAGACCAACACCAACAACCACATTAACATATCCATATGGTATTAAATCTCAATATGTACCATTTTATCAATGGGGATTAGACCAAACAGGGATTCAAAGTATTTTTGGTTCACAATATAATGATTGGAAAACAAACCAATCATCTGATATAAATACATCGGGAATTTTCGGTTACAATTATCAATCACTGGATAGAAGAAATATTAACCAACCAACGTATTTTGTTGGGGCGAACAATACTAACGACATTTACCAAAGAGGGTATATTTTTAATGTTAACTCAAGTGGGGGATATTCTTATAGTATGGCAGGAGTCCCATCAAGTAAGTTTTTAGTTAGTGCTCCATTCCATTTTTATTTTGGGATAATCAAAGGTAATACCGCTTTGGATAAATTCAAAACAAAATATTCAGTAGGTGAATAAGTATACAATCATACCAAGTAGTCAGGAATATAAGTCAGCACCTTTTGTTGACCAAGACATTTCAATAACGTTAGAGCAACAAGCTCAACAAATTGTTGAATACGATAGAAGTCAAAGTATCAGTCTTGCTCAAGTTTTTGACGACGAGAGACAAAGTAGTTCAACATTTAGACCAACGTTTAAAGTTAATTATTTATATGCGAATACCTATACGGGAACTACTGGGTATGTTCCGTTTAGAAACAATCTATACTATGTTGAACCTGAACAATCTTCAGTTAGTGGTATATGGAAAGGTTATCCTCAATATTATGAGTTTGATTTTTTTAGACCTGATATAAAGGACCAACATGTTGAATATAGAGCGAAGAGCGCCTATACATATAATTGGACATATTATGTAAGTTATGCTTATAGTAATAACTACGATAAGAAATTGTCTTATGATTTAAATAATAGTTCATTTAATTGGATTGCCTCCGAAGGTATTCCATTTTCAATTTACAACGGAACTCAGAACGGAAGTAATGTGATTAGATTCCAATGTGTTGCACCACACGGATTAACTGTTGGTGAGTATGTTGAATTATCTTTCTTTTACAATCAAACAAATTTATTCCAAGTTTATTCATTAGGTAATAATGAATTTGATAGTGAAGTTTATATATTCAATATATATAATTTTGGGTATACAGGAACAACTTTTGCAAATAGTGTTACGGGAACATTTAAAAGAGTCGTCAACCCCGATAACATTTTAGAAACAAAATCTAAATATTATATTAGGGAACATAAAATATTAAGTGATATTGATGGAACTATTATAACTAAAAACGGATTTGAAAAAAATGTGTTTAGTGAAGAAAGAAAGTTTG